GCGACGCGAGCTATCAGGCCACGGTCCGCGCCTACAAGGGCAACGAGATCGTCTCGGCCGCGGTGAACCTGCTGTCCTCGTCCGCCGCGGAGCCGCACATCATCGGGCGCCGCTACCGGCGCAACCGCCCCCAGGTCCGCGCCGAGATGCGCCACCTGAACGCGCAGGGAGTGCACGACACGCCGGGTCGCTGGGCTGCCGACTCGTTCATGGTGCGCAACGGGTTCTGGGAGACGCTCGACTCCCACCCGCTGGTGAACCTGCTGAACAAGCCGAATCCTTACCAGAGCCGCGCCCAATTCAACGCCCAGATCGTGATGGACTACTACCTCGCAGGGAAGGCGTTCGAACTCAAGGCTCGGTATGGCAGCGGGCTCCTGGAGGGTGCGGTCGCTGAGCGCTGGCGCTTGCGGCCTGACCGTGTGAATCCGATCCCGGGGGACATGTCGAAGGGTGAGCCCTACATCAAGGGCTACGAGTACCGCATCGACAGTCAGACGACGCGGATTCTGCCCGCCGAGGACGTGGTCTACTACCAGGCGCTCGACCCGCTGAATCCGTACGAGGGAGTCTCGCCGATCATCGCGGCACTGGAGCGTGTCGAGATTGACAAGACGATGCGCACGTTCTTGAGGACGTTCTACCAGCGGGGTGGGGCTGGTGTTGGAGGTGCGCTCAACCTCAAGGGCGGCAAGGTCGATCAGCAGACGAAGGACGATATCCGCCAGCGGTTCCAGCGGATCTTCTCGGGTGGCCAGTACGACGTGCTCGTCACCGCGGCGGACGATGTCCAGTACCAGGCCTTCGGTCTGTCGCGAGGCCTGACTGACGCGCTGCCCAAGGAGGTCGATAACGTCAACGAGGCCCGGATCGCGATGGTGCTTCGCATCCCGCCGGGCATCCTCGGCCTGCTCATCGGCCTCGAGACCAGCTCGTATGCCAACCAGCGCGCGGCGTGGTCCGTGTTCTGGACGATCACGATGACCCCGCTGTTGTCGAGGTTCGAGGAGACCCTGAACCAGGCCTACATCGAGCCGCTCCCCTCGACCGGGAAGCCTGAGTTTGGTGGTATCGATGAGGTTGTGTTCGACCTCAGCGACATCAACGCCCTCCGCGAGGACGAGGACGCCCTGCAGGAGCGGGCGCGTAGGAACTACGCGGCCGGCCTCGCGGGCTTCCACGAGTCGCGGGTGAAGATCGGCCTGACGCCGGAGGCGCCCGAAGGCGAGCTGTTCGCAGTACCCACCACGGCGGTCCTGACGCCCGTGGAGCGCCTCGGCGAGGAGCCAGAACCCCCGCCTGCACTGCCGGCGCCCCCTGCCCCCGCGGAAGCCGGCCCGGAGGCGCGAGCCGGGCGTCCGCGCATCGAGGATGACCCCTCGGCACGTGCGCTGTACGACGAGGCAATGACGCTCCATGACCGGTACCCGACACTCACCTGGGCGCAGGTGGCAGCGCGTGTCTCCATCTCGGAGCGTACGCTGCGCGAGTACCGGAAGCGGTTCGAGGGAGGGTAGCGCCGGGATGCTGACGTTCGACCTGTCTGCCTACCCGCTAGTTGTCGTGCTCGTCGATGGACTTCCCCGGACTCACTTCCTCGATGGTCGTCCGCTCCCCGAGGATGTGGTGGGAATCGTCCGGGAGCACCGACCTGATCTGCTGACCGAAGCACCCCAGCCCACGTAGCCCCCCCCACGTAGGGGAATCCCGCCGCTAGTCCTGCCGGTCAGCGTCATTTCCTGCCGCCCGCCTGCCCCATGTTGCGCTCATGGATCGGTCGCGGGTCACCAACGCCTCGCAGTCCGCGCGCCTCGGTTGGCGCGTCTCGAACGCTGCGCCCAAGCACGCCGAGATCGACATCTTCGACGTTATCGGCGACCCGTGGGACGGCACGACTGCCAAGGACTTCGTCCAGGAGCTGCGCGCCCTCGACGCCGAGACCATCACCCTCAACATCAACTCGCCGGGCGGATTCGTTGACGACGCACTCGCGATGTACGACGCGATCCTCCGGCACCCCGCCGAGGTCACGGCCCACATCGTCGTAGCTGCCTCCGCAGCGTCCTTCGTGGCCATGGCCGCGGACACGCGGCGCATCACGAAGAACGGCAAGGTCTTCATCCACGACGCCCAGGGTTTCGGCCTGGGTAACGCCGCCGACTTCCGCGCGATGGCGGACCTCCTCGACGAGGAGTCCGAGAACATCGCCTCCATCTACGCCGAGCACGCTGGAGGCACTGCCACCGAGTGGCGCGACCGGATGCGTGCGAACGACGGCATCGGCTCGTCCTACCGCGGACAAGAGGCCGTGGACATCGGCCTCGCCGACGAGATCGCCGAGGCCCCGACCCGCAACGCGGCGCCCCCCGTGCGCGTCGCGGCGCAGGCTCCCGCGGAGCCCGAACCCGTCGACCTCCCCCTCGAACTGATCCCACCGGCCGCGAACGGCTACAAGCCGCCGCTGCCGACGGATTTCACGCGTCTAGTGGCGGCGAACCTGCCCGCCTCGAAGGAGGCCAGCAATGGCAACTGACACTCAGGAGCTCCAGCTCCCGACCGATGTTGACACCGCCACGGCGATGCTCAACGACCCCGTCGTGCTCAACCAGTGGCTCCGCGCCGGCCGGTTCACCGACCTGCAGGACCGCTACAACGAACTGACCCGGCCGCCGCTGGCCGAGCAGATCACCGACATCCTCGACGCCCGCGAGGCGCAGAACGGCACCGTCCACAACGCCGCGAAGGCAGCGATGGACGAGTGGCTGCGCGAGCACGGCGCGTTGACCAACGTCATCCGCCCCAACCTCGGTGGCACCGAGGAGGCGAAGGCTCCTTCGGTCAGCAACAAGTACGCGAAGCGCATCGAGGAGATCGGCTTCGCGAACCTCGGTGACTTCGCGCACGAGATCTGGCATCGCAACCCGGTCCAGAACCGGATGCCCCAGGTCCGCGAGATCATGAACGACTTCTCGAGCGTGGAGCCGGCGTTCGGCGGCGCGCTCATCCCTGAGTCGTTCGACTCCGAGCTCCGTGTGCTGGAGCTGGAGTCGGCGATCGTCCAGCCTCGGGCGACCGTCATCAACATGAACACGCCGACCATGCTGTTCCCGTACGTGGACTGGTCGAGCAACGCGTCGGGCGCCGGTGTGTATGGCGGCTGGACGTTCCACATGGTGGGCGAGGGGCAGACGATCCCGACCTCGGAGACGAAGTTCGGGCGGGTCAAGCTCGAGGTGAACAAGCAGGTCGCCGGCGCCGAGGTGCCGAACGAGCTGATGGCGGACGCCTCTTCTCTCGACGGCTGGATCCGCCAGTCGCTGCCCGCCGGCGCCGCATACGAGAAGGACTACCTGTTCCTCCACGGCAACGGCGCTGGCCAGCCGCTCGGCGTGCTGAACAGCCCCGCGACCATCACGGTGGCCAAGGAGTCCGGCCAGGCTGACGACACGATCATCGTGGAGAACATCCTGAAGATGTACTCCCGCCTGCTGCCGTCCTCGAAGAGCCGGGCGGTGTGGATGGTGAACCCCACCACCTTCGCTCAGCTCATGACGCTGTCGATCCCGGTGGGAACTGGCGGTGCGCCGATCGCGCTCGTCAACATCGCCTCCGCTCCGAACCCGACCATCCTGGGTCGCCCGGTCATCGAGACCGAGAAGCTTCCGGCGCTCGGCAACGAGGGCGACGTCCTGCTGGCCGACTGGTCGTACTACCTCGTCGGCCTCCGCGGTGGCTCCGGCCTGGAGTCCTCGCCGCACCCGCAGTTCATGAACGACATGACCGTCCTCCGCTACATCCAGCGGTTCGACGGCCGGCCGTGGGTGCAGTCGGCGTTCACCCCGCGCAACGGCGAGACCCTGAGCCCGTTCGTGGCCCTCGGCGAGCGCGACACCTAGTAGCCAACCGGGGCGGGCATTGAAACCCCCGCCCCGGTCAGTCATTCGAGGGCAGTAGCGCCCCCGAGAAGGAGGCAACGAAATGCAGGGTCTTGGATTCGACTTCAACCTGGTCGCTGCGGCAAGCGGCCGACACGTGTCGCTGGAGGACGCGCAGGGCGTGACGTTCCTCGTGTTCGAGGCGGACGGCGCAACCTCCATCAACATCAAGGAGTCGAAGGCGGGTGCGACCCCGCAGAACCTCGCGGTCATCAACCACTACTACGCGTCGACCGGCCTCGGTGGCGTGTGGACGCGCATGACCACCGACAACGGTGGCGCGATCGAGGACGAGCACACCATCGTGAAGATCGACGGCGCGAACGACGCCGTCGCCATCTACATCGACGCCTCGTGGCTGACCGACGGCTACACGCACGTCGAGTGCACCGTCGACGGCTCGGCGATCTGCCAGGCCGTCACGCACGGCCTCAAGGTCCAGCGCGACCCGGCGAACCTGCCGGCAGCCGCGGTGGCCGAGGTCTAACGATGACCTCCGCGGACAAGCGGTGCCCGCTTTGCGCTTCGGTGTTCTGCCTCCGGGCAGACCCGGAGCGCTGCCGGCACACCGGCCAGCGTCGCCCCGTCGCACAGGCGTCAGCGGAGGCCACCACGGAGGCCCCCACGCCGTCCGAGGTGCCCGCCGCGGAGCCACCCGATGCCGATGAGTCCGCAGACGTGGGTGAGTCTGAGGAAGCCGCCCCTGAGCCCGTGCCCATCGTCCTGGAGGACCTGACCGTCCCCCAGCTGCGGGAGCTGGCGAAGGAACGCGAGATCCACATCGACAGCCGCGCCACCAAGGCGGAGCTGATCGAGGCACTGAGCTAGACGGAACCAACCGTCTCTAAACGAAGGAGCTCGGCACATGCCAGCGAACATCGGCAGCAAGTGGGTGGACGGCGAGCTGGTCTTCTTCGCGAAGTCGACCGGTGTCGCGCTGCTCACCCTCGGCGAGGACGGCGTGACCATCCACCAGCTCAAGGGCGCGGCGGTCACCGAGGACTTCCCGACGGCGGACCAGGACGACGAGGCCACGCTGTTCGCAAGCAGCGGCGTCATCACCGTCAGCACCGACGGGCAGTAGTCGATGGCTGTCACCGGCGCGATCGGGTCGGTCTCGTACGAAGACGCAGGAGCGGGCGTG